CTGTCTATCTATAAATATTCTACCATTACATTTTAAACATTTCAATTTGGAATTCCAATAATTAAAACATTTACATCAACTGTTGCTGTACCGCTTGCTGAAAACTTTGCAACTAATGTTGCTTTTGAGGTTGTAACATTATTAATAAATACAGAAACATTTTTCCCAGAATCTGTATTTCCTTTATTCCAAGGAGTTGCAACAACAATTGGTGGATATTTAAAACTAAAGTCAATATCAAAAGATTTTTCTTCACCTGCTGTTACTGTTGCAGAGTTAGCAATATTTTTTACTACACCTAAAACTGATGACTGTGATGTTGGTATAGAATTTGTAGTATCACCAATTATCTTAGTTATATTAGATGATGTTGGAGAAACCTGTTTAACAAGATCATTAACTGTTGTAACAATGCTATTAATGTAAGAAACGTCTAGTGGCTGCCCTCTTTGAGGAATTGGTAGTTGTGGCATAATATATAATTATAGCACATGCTTAGCAGTTTTAATAAGTATGTGATTGGTATTAATAATACGATCATATGTTGGTGAGTGAATAATAATACTAAAATTATCAGTAGTATCGTCATCCAAATAAGCAGAAAAAGATGGAGAAAATACTCTTCCATAATATTGATAGTCTGATATTGTTGGCTCACCAACAGTTTTATTTAAGGCAAGATAAACATCATAATAATTAAACAAATAAGAATTATTTGGAGTCCACCATAGATTAACAACATGTATTTTTTTCCCACTTGGCTGATTTATTTCTTCTACAATAGATTGATAAGAACTTGTGGTAAGTTGTGTAACACTTGGTACTGTAATTTCATAAATATCTGACCAATGCGATACTCGGTTTCTATCTTCTGAAATGACTCTATATCTTAATTTATATTTTCCAGTTTCACCACTAAATTCTGGCAGTGGATCTACTATTGATTTTTTAATATTAGAATCTGCCATTATTGAACACCTAAAGCCATCCTAAATTCAATATAGTTATTTGTATTTGATGCTTTTAAAATTGGCTGCTCTGTTGAATTTTTAACTGTTGTATATGCGACTAAACCGTATAAAGGATTTTGTGTAGTTATATTATCAACACGTATTGCATCTAAGCCAACATAAAAATCAGAAGATACCACACCACCATCTACAACACAAGAATAAACTTTTATTGATGTCACATCTTGCCATGAGAAGCCGCTATCTTGAACTGCGTCTGAAAGATTTTTTTCAATAATATAGTATCTATTTGATTTAAAATCAACACCAACATCATCTTTATTTACTTCACAAACTAGCCTTGCTTTTTTAGTAGATGTATTAATAAAATCAACGATAACCTTTACTTTTTCTACATCATCATATAGTGGATCTAATGTTAAATTTGCAGTTTTATTAATTAAAGAAAAAGCGATTTTAACTTTATCAGATAATGAATTTTGTGATAAATTGATAGAAAGACCAGTTTTTAAAATATGATAAACAGATGAAAGATCTGTTGATGCAGTTGCATCTTTTATACTAGAAAAATCTCCAGCAATAATAACCATGTTATTAAAAAATCTACATCTTTCATGATATTCGTTGCGGTTTGATCTATAGAATGTTCTATTATCAGAATTTGTTTGAAATACATCATATGGAACATCTATTACATTATCATTATTTGAATCTAATGGTTCTAAAAATTGTGGAATTGTCGCAGGAGTAGCAGTAACATATTGCCAATTTTCTTCAGTTGAAAATAATACAATATTACGACTATCAAATCCTGATGCTGCTGGATTTGAGCCTGCGGAGTATAAACCAATTTCTGTTATTTCATACTTTTCTTGGCTTGGTAACTCTGCCGTAAAAACTAATTTATTGGTATCATTTTCATATACATAGCCTCTAGAGGAAATTGGAACTCTAAACATCTCAAAATCTAACACTTCTTTTTGTGAGTATCCAACAAAATCATGAGCATCTGCTGTACCAAGAGGTTTTGCTCCACATCCAAATGCCATATATGATGCGTATGCTGGTGCTGTACCTAGCATATATTTAGCCACTATCTCTTTTCCAGTATTAGTTATCATGATGTATACTCCTCGATTAAGTCTGTATATATTGTACCACCAGAAAGAATCTGAATTTCAACATTTTCATCATCTTCCATATCTTTAGTTTCAATTACTATTCTGGCATACCTATTGTAGTATGTAACTTCTGCAGTATATAGAAGATCAGTTCTTGGTGTTGTTGCAATATAAACATTTTTTCCATTTGTACTTTCTGTTGTTGGAACATCTGGAATTTTATTATTTAGTTTTATAGGGAAATTTAAAAAGTATGTGTCTGATGTATCCTGAAGTGCTATTATTTTTTTAGGGTCATAGTTTGTTTTAAAATCAGATATATTTATGATTGGTTGATAAACAATATTTTCTGGATTAACAAAATTAGTATTGCTTAATAATAATAGTTGCTGTCCATTAATTTGTTCAAAAAATAAATACTTAATCTCATCCTGAGTTATTGGATTTAATGAGGCTTCATCAAAATCAACATATTGTGGCGTTGCTATCTTTACGCTTGACTTTACAACTAAGTTTGACTCAGATGAACCATAGTATCTTGGTGTGCCTTCATTTTCTCCATAGGATGGAGTTACAGGAGTTGGGCTAACTACTACTACTGCTGGACTTCCAGTATATCCAGGATTGTCAAATTCATATCCAGAAGTACTTGGTGTTACTGGACTTGGATTATTTTGCATATACCTTGCAAAAGCAGCCAAAACTTCAGTAGTCGATCCCTCTTCGTAGTTATATGACATCTTACACCTCACTCAAATAAACTGTCATTTTTGGCCCACTATTATTTCTACTATATTCCATATTATATATAATAAATCTAGAACTATCTGGTGTAACTAAATTTATCCCACCTTGATTTTTATAATCAACTGAAACTATGTCTCCTAGTTGTAGAATTGGTGTAGCAAACATATTTACACCAATTGCTTTTTTAGGTGTCATTAGTTTACTCACTATCCAACCCATTAAACTTTCTGCATCATCTAAATTTTGAATATAGTCGCTTTCTATTGAAAATTCATTTTTACCATAAGTCATTCTACTTATTTTAATGCTGTCGTATTGTTGTTTTTCAATTAATGGAGAATAAACTATAGTGCTTCCTTTTAACTCTGGATCTGAAAAACTTGATCTTTTTTTGAAATAATCATCTACAGTTAGTTCTGATGATCCATCCTGTGTAAATGCAATTCCGTTAATATTTACAAAATTATATGACTCTGTTCCTAGACCAAGTATTGAATCTGTTGCATTAAAAATTAAAAATTCTGCTCCATAAGCATCTGATTGAAATCCTGAAACAATATATTCTTTAACCCTATCTGGCATTTTAATAATTTGTGCCGAAAGTGCTGGATATGCGTTATCAAACCTAATATTGAAATATGCACACTCTCTCATAATTGTTCCAAATTCTTCAAAATATACTTTAAATTTATTTGGTTCTGCTGCACTTATTCCAGATAAATATGTTTGTTGAAATATTCCACTTAAAGCATATTTATTAAATGACTGGTTTGCAGTAACAAGATCTCCACCAAAAACAGATGCCATAGGTTCTGTAATTGATTCTCCAGTATTTTGAGAATAATTCTCTGTCATGGCATAAATATTTTCAAACATACATTTTGATGAACCACGAGTAAATAATGCAACATCATTATACTTTGGTAAAGGATTTGTATCGTCCACAGTTGCAATTAAAACGTTATTAAGATATAAGAAAAATCTTTTTGAATTAGTACTTAAAATATTATCTAAGTATTCTATGGACAAGTCATAAACTGTAGGGTTCTGCTCTTGATACTTTCTGGATATACCAACAAAGTTTCCAGAATCTGACAAAATATTTCCAGTTCCACTCCAAAGAAGTTCTGGTATAGCATTTGAAGATGCTGAGTCTTTGTTTATTTTATAAAAAATAATATTAGCATTATCTTTTGTACCACCATCTAAAGAGATAACCTCAAAATAATATCCATTGTTTGTTTCTGAATTTAATAAAACAGCAATTCCACCAGAATTACCAGATACGTTTGTGCTTTGATTTGGAGAACTAGTATTTGATTGATAATATGTTGTTCCATCTAGTGTGGTTACTTTTGTATAAACTTGATTATTTTCATCCTGTGCTTGTCCAATATTTGCACCAATAATTCTAACCCTAGTACCAAAATGTTTAAATCTATCTTCTAATTTTTTATAAACATAACTAATATGATTTAACGGTTTTGGATCTGTTGTAGTAAAATTAGGCCCCTTAATTATTAAAGCCGAAGATTGAACAACACCTTTGTTTTTACTTGGGTCAATTTTATTAATTTGTAATATTTCAGATTCTGTTAAATTATATTTAGACAAATATCTTTTTATAATTCCATTAACAGTTCCTCTTTTTGCTAAATCATTACTAACTCCAGCAGCACCAGTTGTTACTGAACCATCAAATGCTGTTCCACCAAACAAATATTGTGATTGCATTTCACAGCCTTTTCTATTTGCCTGATCTGTCCAATGTGATTGTAATCCAGCATAATGAGATGTTACCTGTGTTCCAAATTGACCCCTACCATGTTTTGCTACTGCGCCATTTTGCATTCTGGTTACATTATTAACTATTTCATAATATGGCTCTGCAAAAATTCTAACACGACCAGTATGATATATCTTTCCATTATATGGTAAGTTATTTAAATAATACTTATATTCTGAATCATTACTAATCCATACATTTCCAGTGCCATCAACATTATATTCAACTGCATCATATTTAATAATTTCACCATTGGCATATAAGTAGCCTTGATGTCTAACCATTAAGTATGTGCTTTCTCCAAAGTCAATTGTGTTATTTATTAAAACATTATTTTCTACTGTTGGCAAGTTGCTAGATAGTTCTTGATTAAGAGTAAGTGCTGCAAGACTATACCCACTTGTCTTACCTTCTTTTTGTAACTCTTCTATATCCACTATTTCCCATAATTTAGATGGTTTGTA